GGCTAAACTAGACGAAGAAGAACAGGGCGGTAAAAAGTCTCAGTATCTAGGCAATCATACGATCACGACTGAATCGGGTCATATGATTGAGTTAGATAACACTCCAGGCGATAGACGCATTCACATTTATCATGCGTCTGGAACATACATGGAAATTAAGGATAACGGCGTTCGCATCACGAATGTCGAGGGTAACGAGCAGCAGTTCTTTAATAAAGGATTAGAGCAAGTCGTTACAGGAAAATTTGATATCATTATCAATGGCGACGCTAGAATGCTTGTTACTGGTAATATGAAGCAGGAAGTAGACGGAGACTATGAGCTCGTTGTTCGTGGCGATCTTCGCATGAAAGCTGGCGGTAAGAACGTTGTGGAAGTTGGTGGTGATCAGCGCGTTCAAATCAACGGTAAGACTTCGCATCGCACGTCTGGAGATCGCGAAACAATTACTGGCGGCAGTAATACAGAGTCTGTTGGGCAAGATAATAATCAAACGATTGGTGGAGAAAATACACAAGTCGTCGCTTCACATAATGCAACGCTCACTGGTGGAGAACATCAAGTTGTAGCAGCTGGTGGTATGGGTCTAGGAGCAGGCGGTGATATGGGTATCGCTTCTGGAGCCAGCACGACTGTTAAAGCGAACGGCGGAACAATGACTGTAGAATCATCAGGAACTAACACAATTAAGGGCAGCGCTATTCAGCTGAATCCATAATGGGAAATGCTATTCACAGACACGGGGACGCGCGCGCATGCGGAGCGACTACTATAGCAAGCGGTCAGTCGACTGTCTATGCTGGTGGACAACTCGTAGCAGTGAACGGAGATAATAATACGGATGGCGGTGGGGCTTTGGTAGCGGGAACAAAAAACGTTTTCATAAACGGAAAAGCTGTCGTGAATGTTGGCGATAGTGCTGCTCCTGATGCTCTATGTCCAATTCCAGGCGGCAATCATTGTGCACCAAATGCAACCGGTGGACTCGGAACAGTAATCGTAGGTGACTGATGGATCAATTACAGATTGACACTCGACTAAGAATGCGTTATCCTGGTGTTGTTCCAGGAGATGTATTTGTTTTATGTGGTAAACAAGTTCAATATACTGGGCTTGATCTTATCACAGATCAGCTCGATTATCTCTCGCGCGGATACGGCGATCTCGTAGATACGCGCAATGTTTCGCTTATGATGAGTGATCCGCTAGGATTTGTTGCTCCAGCATATCAAATGGATCCAAGCCTAATAGCAGCTCTCACGGGAGACGCCGATGGTGTGTTGGGTGGAGCGATTGGTGGAGCGCTGTATGGTGCATTGGCTTCTGTTAACGATCCATTCTGCGGACCTCAATACACATCAAAAAATCAAATTGAAAGCGCAATCAAAGGCGCGCTCGTAGGTGGAGCTGTAGGAGCAGTTGCTGGTTTAGCTAGTAACTTCCTTCCACCTGGATTAGATGCGCCAGTTCAAGCAGTTAAATCTGTTATCGGAAATGTAACTAAGCAGCTTCCTTTTAATGTTGGTGGAGCAGCCAATATCGTAAATCAAATCGTAGCAGTTAAGACGTTGCTTGATGTAGCCGTCAAAGGACCAACGTCGCTTATCTTCGCAGCAGTTAAAGGTAACTTCTTGTCTGGCATTCCTGGTGCGAGTGAGCTTGCGAAAGTTGTCAATTTGCAGTCAGAAGTTGCTTCTCTTGCTAAACTTGCAGCTAATCCTATTGCGTTCGCCGCACAAGCTGCATTTATTGCCAAAACGTTCCCGATGATTAATGTGAACAAGCTCGCATCAAATATGGTGGCTGGAGCTATTACTGGAGCTCTTGGTGGTGCTGGATTCAATATCAAGAGCATGGTTCCTAATATGATTATGGCTGGTGGAATCGTAAAGATGTTGCCAATTCCTGGTATCACTCCAGTTCTCGACGCTATGGCTCCGATTAAAACAGCACCTCCTCCTAAACCAAAGCCGCCAGTGCAACTTAAGAATCTGTTCGCAGAAGCTGCTGCTGGATCTGCTATGGCTACACTGAAACAGCCGCTGTCGCAGTTCATGGGGATCCGTTCGACTATCGCGCCGCAAACGAATCTCACAGCTGACTCTGCTGCTAAAACTTCCTACAATCAAAAGCTAAATGGTAATGCTAATACAGTTAACTGGGGATCTGGTGGATACGGTCGTAACACCACAACTCAGCTGCAGGAAAAGAGAAGACTGGAAATCAGTGCTAAGATCGAGAAGGAAACGCAGGAGCTACTCAGTCAAGTTGACTATAGCAAGCTAACGAAATACTCCTATCAGGATCTAGTTAAGAAGCATCCACGAATCAAGCCTACAACTCCAGTTTTAGAAGCGTTGGCTATTATTGAGGAAGATGAAGCTATCGAAGCAGCAAGAGCAAATACAGCTATTACGACCGCCTGAACACAGTTCTTATTATAATGGTCTTTAGTTATATTGTCAAGACTTTTTTTCCTGAATAAATAACCAAAAGGGAAAACAATGAATAACAAAAGACCGCTACCAGCTTCACTCAAAAAGATCACGTTCCGTGATTTTGATCTTCAGTTTCGTCGTCATCCATCGACGGGAAAGCTGTTGATTAAGAAAGATGATGATTCTGTGAAGCAGGCTTTAAAAAGTTTGATTCTGACCAATACTTACGAACGCCCCTTTCTTCCGAACTATGGCGGAAATATTCGTTCTAGACTGTTCGAAAACTTCGATGATATCGCCGCAAGCGATTTTGAAAATTTGATTATCAACGCGATTGAAAACTATGAACCTAGAGCTGATCTTAGTGGAGAATCAAAACCTGTAGTCGTTACTGAGAATCGCGATAGTAACCAGCTATATGTTACGATTAAATTTCGAAACGTCACGACTCTGAATCAATTAACATTAGACATCAATCTCAATAAGGTCCGCTAATGGCAACGACTACCGATCTTGTAGTAACTGGATTAGACTTCGATTCTATTCGTTCAAATCTGCGAGACTATATCGCATCTAAGCCAGAGTTTACTGACTATGACTTCAGCGATTCAGCGCTTGGTACGTTGCTCGATGTGCTTGCGTATAACACATATCTGAACGCATTCTACACGAATATGGCTACGAACGAGGGATTCCTTGATACGGCTCAGTTGTATGATAGCGTCGTATCTCATGCCAAGTCGCTTGGTTATATGCCAACATCAGCTCGTAGCTCTACAGCGAACGTTCAGCTGATTTTCACTGCAACCACAGCTAACTCTTCATTGCTTTCCATTCAAGTTCCTAAGAGTACACAGTTCACTACGACTGTTAATGGAACGAGTTATGTTTTCGTTACTCCACAAACATATACGATTACAGCCAATAGTGCTGGTGGATTTGCTGGATACGTCGAAATTAAAGAGGGAACACCACTCACACATCGTTTCGTCTATAACAGAAATTCGAATACAGCGTTCGTGCTTCCTAACGAAAACGTAGATACAACAAGTATCACTATTTCAGTTACAGCCAGCGGGAATGTTCAAACGTATATTCCTGCTGACGACTTGATGACTACAAACTCAACTTCTCAAGTTTTCTTTATTGAAGCTGATCGTCAGAAAAAATATAAGATTTCGTTTGGCGATGGTGTGCTTGGTAAACAGCCAACAACATCCTCTATCATCACAGTTTCGTATCGCGTATGCAACGGATCTACTCCAGACGGCGCGAATACGTTTAATCTAGTTAATACGACTATCAATGGACAGAGCGGAATCACTGTTGTTCCGATTGGAAGATCATCTGGTGGTTCTTCTATGGAAGCTATCGAGTCGGTAAGATTCAATGCTCCACGTATCTATGAAACACAGAATCGCACAGTCACATCTGAAGATTACCAGCGCGTTTTGCTCAAGCAGAATCCAGATATTCAAGCTGTTTCTGTATGGGGTGGAGAAGAAAACGATCCGCCTATCTACGGTAAGGTGTTCGTTTCTGCAAAGCCAAAAACTTCGACTGTGTTTTCACAGAACAGAAAACAAGAAATTGTTAACGCTGTTCGCAAGTATAATGTACAATCAATCGACATCGAAGTCGTTGATCCATCGTATCTGTATATTGTTCCTGAAGTAACAGTCAGATACGATCCATCATTAACAACGCTGACTCCTGGCGAGTTGGCTAGTGCAGTTGCAGCTCGTGTTATTCAGTTTGAATCTACGAATCTATCGACATTCAGCAAGAGCTTTAGATACTCACGTTTCCTTGATTACATCGACGGAACAAACGAGTCTATTCAAACAACGAATGCCAATATTCGCTTGAGAAAACAGTTTGTTCCTAATCTTGCGATTTCTAGCAACTATACAATCAACTTTAATAATGCGATTCAAAAACTTGGGACTGCGGAACTGATTAGTGGAGTTGCACGCCATCCTGGATATGGATCTATAACTTCATCGTCATTCACTTATCAAGATCAAGAGTCGTTCTTCGATGATAACGGATTTGGTACGTTGAGAACATACTATCGTTCTGGTGCTGGGCTTCTTGGAAGAGTTTATACTAACTTCTCAGCCGGAACTATTGAGTATGAAGTTGGGATAGTAAACATCAGTTCGTTCCTTCCTACAGCATACAGCGGATCAGGTGTTTCTGTTTTCGTCTCGCCCATTTCGCCTAACATTACTCCTGTTAGAAATCAAATCTTGCTGATTTCACAGACTCGTGTAGATATCGTTGATGATAAGACTAATCAAACTGTAGCCACTGCTTCAAATATCGAAACTATCGGACAGACCGCTACTATTCAGACACCATCAATCAGGTTGTATAGCTTCTAATGGCAATCGTGGGCGCTGAAGAAATCTTAAAGAAAATATCTTCTCAAGTCGAAGCTCAGATTCCTGGGTTCATTCGAGAAGAAGGGCCTCAGTTTGTTGCGTTCCTGAAAGCATATTTCGAATACATGGAGCAGAGTGGAAACGCAGTTAACGCAGCTCGTACCATTCGTGATAACCAAGACATTGATAGAACAGTTGACTCGTTTGTCGATTACTTCCGCAAACAGTTTATGGTCAATATACCTAAAGACGTTTTAGCTGATAAGCGTTTGCTGACTAAACATATCCGTGAGTTCTATCGCACACGTGGTTCGCAAGAGTCATATCGTTTTCTATTCCGCGCTCTGTTCAATCAAGAAATTGATTTTTACTATCCTGGCGACGATATCCTTCGTGCGTCAGATGGTCGTTGGATTCAGGAAACTCGTCTTCGTGTAGGTGCTCCATCTAATTTTAATCCAAGAACTCTACAAGGTAAACGTGTTCGTGGCGTAACCTCTGGAGCTACAGCATTCGTAGAAGATATTATTGCCACGGAAGCTCTTGGTCTTCTTGTTTATGATATGACTGTTCGTAACACAGTGGGAATTTTTACTGACGGCGAGCGAGTAGTCAACGTAGATAATACTAATGAGTTCACGACGGTTAGTTCTCAGGTTGGATCTATTGTTAGCGTCGACGTAAGCGATGGCGGCGCGTTCCATAACTTAGGCGACAGCATAGAAATCAGCGGCGCTGGTTCTACTGAAAACGCAACTGGCGTTGTTACTGAAGTTACCAACAAAAGCGGAGTAACTCTTAGGCTTACAAAAGCGGGCTCTGGATACACGAGAGAAAATACTAGACTTTTCGTAAGCGGTGGTAACGGTTCGGGATTTGAAGCAAAGATTGAATCATATACATCTCAACCTATTGCTGGTCTTTCGATTAATCTAGATTTGATTGGACCAATGAAAGATGTGCGCCTTAATACGCCATCCTTCTTTGTTCGCCGTGGGGCTAATACTGCTAGAATTGCAACTAAGCTGACAGGAACTGTTGCTACATCTACAGTATCTAATACTGTTACAGGAACAGGAACTAATTTTACATCACAGTTGACTGTTGGGGATATCGTTCGCATCTTTGGCGTAGCTAATACTGCTCGCGTTCATTCGATTACGAACGCAACTTCTTTTATTTCGGTCCATACTCCTACTCGAACTATTTCTGGAGCTAACGCATATATTAAGTTGGCTGCTGCGAATGTTAGCACAAGACTAGTTACTGCTCTTACGTTCAGTACCACGTCTCTCTATTCGATCAATGCGATTACGCTCATACATCCTGGTAGAGGATATAGCACTTCGTTACCTACGATTACAATTGTAGACAATTTCATTAGAAAACTAAATCTGTCTGATGGATACGGTAATTTCCATGGCAACAATGCGGTCGTTGCAGCCGACAACGCGCCAGGTTCAATTACAAAAGTTCGTATCGTCACGGCCGGCTCAAACTTCAATAAGTATGAAGATGCAACGCTCTTTAACTCGTCGCAGTCTAATGCGGTAATCATTCAAACACTGAGCAGCTCTTTTGCGAACGGAGCTTCAAGCAACAGATATTTAAATCGTAAAAGAACTTATTCTGGTCTTGGTGCAGCTAAACCTTCTGGATTCATTTCTTTCCCAGGTCGTTATATTGATACGAAAGGTTTCCTGAGCTGGAACAATAAACTTCAAGATAATTTCTATTATCAAGAGTTTTCATACGTTATCCGCGTCAATCTGATGCTGAAAAAGTATCGTGATGTTATCAAGACTTTGGTTCATCCAGCCGGCTCTAAACTGTTTGGCGATTATGTTATCAGCTCATCAGCAAACGTAAACATTACTGTTATTGATGAAGCGCCAAACGTTGTTCGTCGTTCTGTTCGTGAAATTATTACGGCGGCTGCAACGCATACAGCTACAGCCGTATTTAATAATGGCATCAATGTAACTGAGTCTGTCACTTCTACAGAATCGCAAACAAGTTCATTTACCGCTAATACCGCGAGAGTTGAATCAGTTACATCTGTCGATACAATTAACGCAACTTATACCGCCAATACGTTTGCGTCAGAATCTGTTACATCTATCGAAGCGACTAACGCAACGTTTATTGCTAATACTTCAATATCAGAATCAATCACAACTGTGGTTGCAGAAAGCGCGACGCTTACAGCCAACGGAATATTTGGTGTTCTGATCCTAAACTATGAAAACAATATTGTATCTTCTGAGCAAAGCACTCCAGTTGGCGATATTACAATTAATCTATACGATACAGTTGACGCTACTGTGTCCTAAATCTAGTTATAAATACGGATAGGAAACGATATGACAGAATCAATCAAATCAACAACTCATGCCGACGCTACAGTCGTTAGAGGAGCAAGTAATATGGAAGAGGTTAATGTAACAGGTAAGTATGTTGCACAATGTTTCGATGCGCATGGAAACCTGAAGTGGGAAGAAAAGTTCGATAATCTTGTAACCACACAAGGTAAGAATCATCTTCTAGACACTTATCTAGCAGGTTCCGCTTATACGGGTAAAGTGTTTCTTGGTCTGATTAGCTCGACTGGTTATACTGCTGTTGCGGCTGGTGACACAGCTAACTCGCATACGGGTTGGGTTGAGTTCTCTGGTTATTCGCAGACAACTCGTCGACCACCATCTTTTGCTGCTGCATCAAGCGGCTCGAAAGCTACTGCAACAGCTGCTGTGTTTTCGATCACGTCAGCAAATACGATCAAGGGAACATTCCTAGTTGCTAATACAGGAACTGGTTTAGCTGCTGCTAAAAGTGGATTCTCTGGATCACTTTACTCGGCTGGTCTATTCACTGGTGGCGATAAGACAATCGGCAACGGCGACATTGTTAACGTAACTTATACAGCTTCTGCCTAATGCCCGGATTCGTACCTCGTCGATTTAGAGTACTGCAGGCTCAGCAATTCCTTGAGGGATTTGAAGAAGCAGCGCCTACTCGTTATTACTTTTTTATTGGCAAGCCGCAGCAATATGCGAACGCGATTCCTGTTACGGGAACTGTGAAAACGAGGACGAATTCAAATACAATCGTGGGTCAAGGAACATACTTTACTACAGAACTTGCTGTGGGTGATCGTATTGGTATAACCAATCAGGCAACAGTAGTTCGTGTGCATTCTATTCCAACTGCGCAAACTATCGTTGTTACTCCTAGGCCTTCTGGCGCAAATACTACTGGCGCAAACGCATATATTCGTAAATTGTTTTCTGAAACTACTCCACCAACAGTATCGCCAACTTATTTCAATATCAACAATGATATCGTTGATGATATAACGTCGCTTAAGAAAATTCAATCGTCGGACGCAACTCATGCGGTTCCTCGCATAGATTGGGCTACTAATACGTTTTATCAAGAATGGGACGATAAAGCAAGCGAACAGACGTTATTGAATTTTTATATGATAACGGACGACTTCAACGTTTATAAGTGCATTGATAATAATCGTGGAGCAAACTCTACGTCAAAACCAACGACGACTGGAACTTCAATTGAAACAACTTCTGACGGATATCGTTGGAAATACATGTGTAGCGTTGATCCTGGCGAGCGTTTGAAGTTTTTAACTGTAGACTATATACCAGTTAGAACTTTAACAGCCAGCAATGGTTCTGCGCAGTGGACTGTGCAGCAAACGGCTCGCACGTCGGGTAATGGTTCAATTCATCATGTAAAAATTATTGCTAATGGCGCCGGATATCTTCATACAACGAACACTTTCGTAAGCGTTTCGAATACGACTTTAATGAAACTGCAATCGTCTGCTTCTGGTATTGACGGAACATATGTTGGTTCTGGCTTGTATATCAGTCAAGGTCCGTCAGCTGGACAGCTTCGCAAAGTTGTAAAGTATTGGGGATCTAACAATACTTTAATTGTTAATTCAGCTTTTACTGTCACGCCTACCACATCAAGTCGTTATGTAATTTCACCACTTGTTACTATTCGTGGCGACTCTGGTGGAACTACTACTTCGCGCGCGAGCGCGTATGTATCAAATACGACTGGCGGAAGTGTTCGTAAAATTACAGTGATCAGTCAGGGTCGTTCTTATTCTACTGCAAACGTAACGATTACTGCCAATTCAAATCATGGATTCGGAGCGACTGCTCGTCCTATCCTTTCGCCTCTTAATGGACATGGATCTGATCCAGTCGACGAACTTGGCGGAACAACTATTTTCTTGAACGTCAGAACTTCTGGCGCAGAATCTAATACGTTCCCAACGAATAACGATTTCCGTTTGATTGGTATTCTAAGAGACCCAATTCTTGCTAATGGTTCTTTTGCCAATAGTTCTGTTATCGATCAGACACATAGAATAAATGTAGAGTTAGTCACAGGCGATTTTGTTGAAGACGAAATCGTAGTTGGATCAGTCAGCGGAGCAAAAGGTAGATTAGTTTACTTTGCTAACTCAAACGCGGCGCGATCACAAGGCGTTGTAAAAGTAATTCGTGTTACTACAAACGGAACTGGTGGATCATTTGCGCCAGGAGATACTTTAACAGGAACGACTTCTTCTATAACTGCTAACGTCGTTCTGTTAACTAAACCTGCGCTAAAACCACACACTGGTTTAGTAATATATACTGAGAATAGAGAAGCTGTTCTTCGCGATCCTGCTCAGACAGAAGACTACAAAATAGCAATTAAATACTAATTGGAAGGTATCATGGCTGCAGAAGCTAATAACGTCACGCTCTCAACGAACTTCAACGTATCACCATACTACGACGATTTCAATGAGTCAAAAAACTTCCATCGTATTCTGTTCCGCCCAGGATTGGCTGTTCAGGCGCGCGAACTCACGCAAATGCAAACGATCCTTCAGAATCAGATCGATCGTTTCGCTTCGCACATCTTTAGAGAAGGTTCGACGGTTCATGGTCTCGAAACTAATTACGATACTCGTTATAGCTTTGTTAAGTTGCGTAATAACAACTCAACTAGCAATACAGTAACAGTTGACAACTTTTCCAATAAGATTGTTAAAGGCGCGACATCAGGTGTTGTTGCAACAGTCGTAAAAATTAAAGACGGTTCAGAATCTACTGCGCCAAACTATAAAACGTTGTATGTTAAGTATCTCAACGCAAATAATACCACTGGTTATCGTTTCTTTGCTGATAACGAAATTATCAACACAGTTGGCAGCGGAACAATCTATTCAGCTAACACTATTGCGTCTGGAGCAACTGGATTTGGCGCAGCAGTTACATTCAATGCTGGTGTAGTTTATGCCAAAGATCACTTCATTCGCGTTCCAGAACAAACTGTTCTTGTAAGTAATTATCAATCGACTACCGCATCATCTCGTGTTGGTTTTGATATTACAGAATCTATTGTAACAGAAACAACCGATGAGTCACTGCTCGATCCAGCAAACGGATCTTATAACTATGCGGCTCCAGGCGCGGCTCGTCTTAAACTTACAGCCAACGTTCGTTCTGTTGCTCTTACTGCTACAGTATCTAACACGTTCGTTGAACTTTTCCAAGTCAAGGGCGGCGTTGTCCAATCAATTTCTACACGCCCACAATATGCACAGATTCGTGATTACATTGCTTCGCGTACCGCAGACGAGTCTGGTGATTATGTTGTAAACGGTTTTGATCTCAACGTAAAAGAACATCTGAAAACTGGTAATAATCAAGGTGTTTATACTTCTGGACAAGGTGGTAACAATCAACTTCTGGTTGTGTTTGCTGAACCAGGAAAAGCATACGTTAAGGGTTATGATATTGAACGTATCGCTTCAATTGGTAGAAATATTCAAAAAGCAACAGATGCAGAAGCACTGCAGTCTGCAAAAGCTCTAGTTGATTACGGCAACTATGTTATCGTAGATAACGTTGTCGGTAACTGGGACGTAAATCAGCAAGGTGTTGTTTCTCTACGTTCGGCGCAAGCTGATGCCATTAGTTCAAAAAACTACTCTGTAACAGTTTTCCCTGGTTCTCAAATTGGTACAGCTCGTGTTCGTGGTATCGAATACTACAGCGGAACTCCTGGACTTCCAAGCGCACAGTATAAGCTATATCTTACTGACGTGACAATGGCTGCAGGTCAGTCGTTCACTGCTGTGCAATCTATTGGTTTCAACGGCGGCGGAAGCACTGTTTACGGTAAAGCAGATATCGTTGGGTCTAACGGCCTAAACGCCAACACTTCGGATCCTCTATTTGATCGTGCGGTGTTCCGTCTTCCAGCCCAAGCCATTAAGCGTTTGCGCACCACATCAGGAACAGTTAGAAATGACTATTCGTTCTATGTGTCAAACGCTGTTTCGTTCACGACAGGCGGAATAGCTACATTATCCATTACTGATGGAACGTTTGATGGTTCTGGACCACTCAGTGATAGTGCGACAAGAACAGATTTTTATGTCGTTTCTCGTGGATACGCCAATACTACAACGTTCAGTGAAACGCTTTCTACGACCAACGGATCAAATACGATAACAGCTAGTGCCACGATTGATGGTAAAGTAAATCCTGGAGATGCGATTTACATTCCTTCTGTTAGCAATACATTTGTTGTAAGCTCAGTTAGCGGTTCTACGATTAGAACCCTTGGACCTGTAAACGGCTCTACTGGTTCTGGTAAATCGTTCTTTAAAAGATTTTTCCCAGGTCAAGTTCTTGATCTTGCTGGTGTTGGAAAAGATGGAGATCGTTCTATCAACATCACATCATCAACTGGTGCAACGTTTGATATCAACGAAACTTTAACTACTACTCTTAGCGCAACAGTTGTTTCTACCTTAAACAAAATCAATGGGCAAGAACAGTCTAAATCTGTTCAGCGCAATCGACTTGTACAGATTCATGTTGACAGCAATCGCGGTGGGTCTGGATATACAGCCAATACAACTGGTCCGTGGTCGCTCGGTCTGTCAGATGGTTTCAAACTTATTTCAGTTCGTAAGAAGAGCAGCGCTGACTTCGCTTCTGCGACTGAAGGTACAGACGTAACATCACACTTCACACTAGACAGTGGTATGCTAGATAGTTATTACAGCCATTCTCGTCTAGTTAAGAAGTCATCAACCGCGCTTTCTATCGCTTCTGGCGATCGTTTGCTTGTTAAGTTTGACAACTTTACACACGGAGTGAATCCAACAGGATTTTTCTCGTATGATTCTTATCCAGTTGACGATGCAACAGCTGCAACAAACACGAGTAAAATTTTCACTTATGAAATTCCTGTATATGTTTCACCTTCTACAGGTATCTCATACGATCTTCGTGATTGCGTAGATTTTAGACCAAGAATGACGGATACAGCTAATTCTGTGACTGTATTTTCTCCAAGCACTATTGCAACCAATCCTAAGACATCGAACACATTCGTTCTTCCATCAGGCGGCTTGCACTTCTCGCCTCCAGGTCAGGACTTTACGACAGATCTTGAATACTATCTGCGCCGTATTGATATCATTGGATTGAATAAAGACGGAAGTCTTGTTGTGACTAAGGGTGTGCCTGCTGTCAAACCAGCAACGCCTCCTGCTCCTAATGATGTCATGGCTATGGCTTCTATTGAGCTCGCTCCATATCCATCTCTACCTCCTGTTCTAGCTCGTAGCTATGGTAGACCAGATCAGGCTAACAAATTCCGCAAGTTCAATAATCGTCGCTACACAATGCGCGATATCGGTAAGATCGCGGAACGCATCGATCGTCTCGAATACTATACATCACTGACTCTGCTTGAAAAGTCAGCACAGGATATGTTGATTCAGGATGCTGCTGGTAACAATCGTTTCAAGAACGGTATTCTTGTAGATTCGTTCACGACACACGCTGTCGGTAACGTGTTCGATCTTGATTACAAAGTTGCTATTGATCCAGAAAAGGGTCAAATGCGTCCACGTTTCACAAACGATGAAACACCACTCGTAATGACTGCTAACTCAGCAAACATTGTTCGCACGAACGTAACGCCTGCTGGTGTTTCACGCGATCAAGTTATCGTTCTTTCTTCTGCTCCTTCAGCATCAGGTTTCCTTCCAGGTACTACAGTAACATCTGGCGCAACTACAGCTACAATTAGAAATAGAGTTGGTGCTAAACTTTATGTTGAAGATGCAAATGGTAATTTCGCAGCAGGCGCTTCTGTAGTCGGAAACCTTGCTGTCGGCGGAACTCAAACGAGAAACGTTTCTACTGTAACAGCAACAACTGCTGGTAAACTCGTAACTCTTCCATACTCACACAAAGTTCTTGTTCAGCAGCCATATGCTACAACAACAAGAAACTGTGCTGGTGCTATTTGGAATTTCATTGGTACCCTAACGCTTCTTCCAGATAACGATTATTGGTGCGATACAGTTCAGGGTCCAGATACCAACATTTCTATTGATCTGAACACTGACTCATGGGAATATCTTGCTTCTACATGGCCAGCCACGTGGAACGCGCCTATTACCAGCTTTACAGGTCAGCCTGTTCTAGTAGGAAAAACAACAAACAATGTAGGTGGAACCTATACTCAAACGAATCCAGACGGTTCCCAGACCATCTATCAAAATACTGAAACTACAAGCACATACGCCACGCCTACGGTTACAACGCAAACTGGTAATCAAACTGGTGTTAATTTCGTTACAACAACAGCGTCTTACGGTAATATCGTAAAAGATACTTCGATCATTCCATATATGCGTTCTCGTCAAGTTCTCTTCAAGATGCAGGGGATGATGGCTTCGGTTCGTGTATATGGTTTCTTCGACGGAACTGATGTAAACGCATACATCACACCTCTTACAGCTGCAGAATTCAATGCTGGTCTTAAAACTATAACTGGAGCGCCAATTACTCCAGCGGCAGCTGCTGGTTCTGCTTTGATTACAGACTCTGATGGAACAGCTTATGGCGTTTTCCAAATACCTAATGATGCTTCATTGAAGTTTAAAACTGGATCAAAACGTCTTCGTTTCGTTGATAACGCAACAAACTCTTCTGCGTTTGGTCAATCTGTTACATCATGCGAAGCAACTTATACTGCAGAAGGTTTGTCTCAGACGGTTTCGTCGCTCACAGTTACAACTAAATCTGTTGAAATAACTCAAACGGCGTTGAATTCAACAACATATGGAAGCTCTTCTTCTTCTACTTCTGCAAGTGGAACAGTTGTTGTTGGAACTATTCCAGCTCCAGAACCAGATACTAATGATGGAGGTAGTTGGTCGGAACCCCCAGTGTATGAACATCGCGATCCTATCGGACAGAGCATGTTCATTTCGAGCGTTCTTTCAACAAAAACACAATCTTCGGGTATGTATCTGACAAAGATTGATCTGTTCTTTGCTACAAAGGATTCCAAGAGATCAGTCACAGTTGAACTGCGTGAAATTGATCCGTTGAACTCAACTGTAACTTCAAGAGTAGTTCCTTACTCAAGAGTAACTCTAACTTCTGCAAATGTTAATACAAGCGCAGATGCTTCGGCGGCGACGCCAGTATATTTCCCATCGCCAGTTTATCTGTCTAATGAAAGTGAATATGCTATTGTTATCATTCCAGAATCTGGAAGCCCAGAGTATAGAATTTATACTGCCGTCCTAGGTCAGAAAGATATCACTACTGGCTCTAAAGTTTCTGAACAGCCAGCTGCAGGTGTTCTGTTTGTTTCTGCAAACCAGAGAGTATTTGAGCCAGTTCAAGATGAAGACTTGAAGTTTACTGCATACTATGCAGAATTCAATAAGTCTGCAGTTGGTACTCTAATTGTTAAGAATCCAACTCGTGATCACTTTACAATCGCAAATACAACTGGTGCTCTTTCGAACATCGGCGAAGTTGTTCACGGTCAGACAAGAATTGTTGGTACGTTTACGATTGCTGCTGGTAATACAACTTCAATCAATACCCACATTGCCAACAACTCGGCATATGCTCAGGGTATCACATCAGGCGCAACTGGTAAGCTAGTCAAACTATCTCCAAACGCGCTTGTGATCCGTGACGTTTCAACTGGAGCTAAGTTCAGAGACGGCGAAGCAATCCGAATCCGTATTGCTAACAACGTTTCTAGAACAGCTTCGAATGGTCAAATTAAAGGAACTGGAACAGCTACTTCAGCAACGTATCCAGTTGGTCGCGTAACATACTATGATGCAACCAACTATGCTAATACAAGATTGATTGTAGCTAATACTTCGTATGTCAATAGCGGTGCAGCGTTTGCGAATGCTCGCATCTTTATTGCTAATACATATATCAAGGGTCAAACGTCTGGATACAATGCTCGTATCGTAACCATTAACAATGTTATCGTTGATAACATGAATCTGATTACTAACATGATTGTTCCATCAAACAATCAAGTTCGCGCTTTCGCTAAGATGGCAACATCTACTTCTGCGCGCGACGCTTCATTCTTCAGAGTGAACATCAACGGTGATACAGAGCTGAGCGCTCTACGTTATATTTTGAGTCGTAGCATTGAATCTAACACATCTGCTTCTTCTGCTACTATGGCTACAAATAGATCGTTGGAAATCAAGTATGAACTTGATGGAAGAAATATCGTAGCTTCACCTGCTATTGATCTTGATCGTATTTCATTGTATCATACTCACAATTTGATCAGCACGAACGCTGCTATCAGTACATCTGAGGATTATGTCAAGTCTGGTGGAAATTCTGAAACACGATATATCACTCGTATTGTTACTCTTGCAGACGGACAGGATGCTGAGGATCTCCGCGTTTATCTGACAGCTTATAAGCCAAGCGGATCAAATATCCACGTTTACTACAAGATTCTTGCAGCTGAAGATAATGATACAATGGCTGATGTTCGTTGGATTCCGATGGAACTTAATGAATCTCAGGGCTTTACTGCTGCAACTCGTTACTCATCGAGCGAAAACAAAGATGATTTCTTCGAGCTAGTTTACGATGTTCCAAACTATACTAATACAGCCCGTTCTGGAGCTAACAACTCAACAGGTATCATTGAGTATCGTAACTCTGCTCGTGCTCGTTTCACGAAATATAAGTATTTCGCTATCAAAATCGTTCTGACGAATAGCACAAGCACCAACCCACCTCGAGTCAAAGACTTGAGAGCTATTGCGCTGCTGATTTAACATGAAATATGCTAAAGTAAAAGAAAATCCTGAGCTAATCAGGGATATGGATAGCAAAGCGGTTTTGAATACTAACTTAACCGCTTTGCAAGCCTACAAAAAGAAACGCGAAAAACAGCAGGAAATCCAGTCTGCTGTTGAAGATATAAATAACTTAAGACAGGAAGTCAACGAACTTAAAACGCTCATGCAGCGTCTACTAGACAAGATAGGATAACCAATGGCTGTAATTCCTAGCGTAGCCCTTACTAATACATTCGACACTTGGAGAACCCGATCAAACGAAGCGTTCGCTCGCCTCAATCAGTTTGCGATTGATGAGTCAAAGCTGTATGCCAATACGCTGACTGCTAATACGTCGTTCCTATCGAAAGGTCTTGGTACTTTCAACGGTCGTGTAACAATCGGCACGAACCTCAACGTATCTGGTAATACAACAATCGGTGCAGCTGGTAAAGT